CGAATTGTCCGCGAGGAGATCGCGGATGCGGTGGAGAAGGTGGGCGAGGAGCTGGGCTGGGAGTCCGCTGAGAAGAATTGGATAGCGCGTTCGAGGAGGTTGGCGCATGCAATCCGTAGAGGTTGACGAAGAGATCTCTCTGAAGGTCGAGGTCTTGGACTATGTGCCCGGTCGCAGTGGGGTGTACACGGCGATCCCTGAGCTGTGCCACGAGGGCTGGGACGCGGAGCTAGAGATCCGGGTGTATGTGGGCGAGCTGGACGTTACGGACCAGCTGACTGGCGAGGACTATGACCGCATTGCCGCGGCGGTTCTTGAGGAGATTGAGGATGAAATTTGAGGTTATCCGCGGGGCGAGCCCCGCCATGATGCTGCGCGGCGGCGAGTTTGAGCTGAGCCTTGTGTCTCTCCGCTGGCGGGCGTCTACCGGGATCAACGTCCGGTCTTTCGGCGTTTCCATTGGGGCGATCCAGTCTCCCATGGACTCGACGGACTTCTTCCGCTTTGACGTGGAGCACACGGCGAACGGGATCCGGATCTGGATCGGGACCCTGGGTCGGCTGATTGGGGTTCTGCTCTGAACGAAGAAGCCAAGTTACAGGCGCTCCAGAAGCTTAAGAACAGCTTTCCCCTCTACGCACAGAACATCCTGCGGGTGGTGGGGAAGGACGGTTCGATTGTGCCGTTTAGGCTGAACCGTGGGCAGATGCTCATGGACCAGATGCTTGAGCGGCAGTGGAAGGAGAAGGGCTATGTGCGCGCTCTGGTTATCAAGGCGCGGCAGGTCGGCATCTCTACCTACACCGAGGGGCGCTTCTTCTGGAAGGTGACTGGCACCATGAACGCGAATGCGTTCGTGCTGTCCCACCTTTCGGACGCGACGGCGAATCTTTTCCGCATGGTCCGGACGTTCTACGACAACGTGCCGGATCCCATTTTTTCACCACCTTTGAAGTCGAGTACCACCACCAGTCTTGAGTTTGCTGACCTCAATTCCAGCTACCGGATTGGTACGGCGCGCTCAGTGGAGGTCGGTCGGTCGGGCACTAACAGGTTCGTCCACGGCTCAGAGGTGGCTTTTTATCCGCACCAGCAGGAGATCGTTGCCGGTCTTCTGCAGACGGCGCCCCCTATGGGTTCGGAGGTGATTCTCGAATCCACTGCCAACGGTGTGGGGGACTGGTTCCATACCCAGATCATGAAGTCCCTGAGAGGGGAGGGTGACTGGCAGGTGGTCTTCATCCCCTGGTTCTGGATGCCGGAGTATCGGGCGAAGGTGGATCCGTACTTCAAGCCCAACGCGGATGAAGAGCGGATGATGGCGATGTACAAGCTTTCCCCGGAGCAGATCATGTTCCGCAGGCGGAAGCTTGACGAGTTTGGCTCTGAGGATCTTTGGCGCCAGGAGTACCCGTCTACCCCGGAGGAGGCGTTCCTCTTTAGCGGGCGTAGCTTTATCGGCGAGTCCGATATCAAGCAGACGGAGATCGAGTGCTTCAAGCCCCGGCTGGTGGGGGAGATCCACGTCGATACCGGGGTGTTTGAGCCCAATCCCCATGGTCGGTACTACGAATGGGTCGAGCCGCGGCACGATCAAGCCTACTGCATTGGTGTCGATGTATCTGAGGGTCTCGCTCACGGGGACTATACTGTGTGCCAGATTCTCGATCAGGAAGGGAATCAGGTAGCAAAATTCCGCGGGCACGTTGATCCGTATGATTTTGCTGAAAATCTCTACCGACTTGGACAGAGATTTTCAAAGGCACACCTTATTATCGAGCGCAATAACCACGGTCTGACGCTGATTAGACGGCTTCAGGACCTGGGCTACCCGAATATCTACGTCGATAAGACGATTGATGGAGCATACGGCGACAAGCTCACGCGGCGGGCGGGTTTTCTCACGACGACCAAGACCAAGCCGCTGATTCTCGACAACCTCCGGGCGCTGGTCCGGCAAGGGGAGTCGGGGATCGTAGATGCGGAGACGCTCAGTGAGTGCAGGACGCTCGTAGTCGATGACGCAGGCAGGATCAATGCCCAGCAAGGATGCTTCGATGACTCGGTGATGGCATATGCCATTGCCTTGCATGGGCTGAACTCCATGCCGAGGAAGCGTTTCCGCCCTGAAAAGCGGCAACGCTGGAAAGCGCCGACTACAGCGGGGTACTAATGGACGAGTACGAAGAGGTCATGGACGACCTCCCCGCTCCTTCCGAGGAGCAGGAGGACACGGAAGGCTCCGCGCCTCTGTCGAACCTTGGTGCCCGCTTGCAGGGCATGTTCACGGAGTTCGAGGATGCGCGGTCCAACATCGAAGATGAGTGGCTCCGTGACCTTCGGCAATACAACGCGATGTACGAGCGGGACGTGCTTGAGAAGCTCGATCCCAACCGCTCGCGTGTGTATATCGGTCTGACTCGGACCAAGGTCATGGCGGCGTACAGCCGCATGATCGACCTTCTTTTCCAGCGCGGTGAGCGCTTCTTCTCCTTTACGCCCACGCCGGTCGCGAATATCGACCCGATGCAAGAGGCGAAGATCAAGCAGCAGGCTCTGATGGAGATCATGCAGGTTGCCGGTGAGGCGTACCCTGATCTCATCGCTGCCCGCAAGAACGAGATCCGCAAGGCTATCCAGTCGGAGATCAACGAAGACGCGGCGATCGCGGCAGCTGAGATGGAGACCGAGGTCGAAGACCAGCTGGTCGAGGCGAACGCTGAGCAGATGCTCAAAGAAGCCTTGATGGAGCTGGTGATCTACGGATCTGGCTGCGTGAAGGCTGGCGGCACTCGGGTAGACCGGCGCAAGCGCTACGGGCGCGGGGACGATGGCTCGTACGTCATGTTGTACGAAGAGGTGCCCAAGCCTGATATCGAGAGCGTCTCGATCTTCGACTGCTACCCGGACCCCTATGCGACCTCGATGGACGACTGCACCGCGTTCTTCCGTCGGCACAAGCTGTCTCGCAAGCATTTCCGGGACCTATCCATGCTCCCGGGCTTCGATGGTGATGCGATCGATCGGATCATCCGCGACCACCGCGGCGGCACCTATGCCGAGAAGGACCACGAGCGCGAGCGCCGTGAGCTTGCCGGGCTCCAGACCCTGCACGGGAACGACAACCGCTTTGAGATCCTTGAATTTTGGGGGTCTGTCTCCGGATTTGACTTGATTGAGGTAGGCGTCGGCATCTCTGTGGAGGACTTCGAGAAGCTCTCCGAAGAGGAGCTGGCGGACCAAGAAGAGATGCAGCTGGTCCTCGAAGAGGACGCTGAGTACGCAGCCAACGTGTGGATCGCCAATGGCGAAGTCCTGATGGCGCGCATCTCCCCGATCCCGGACGGGAAGATCCCGTACCACATTGCGCCCTACGAGAAGGTGCCGCACCAGTTCTGGGGTATTGGTGTCCCGCGGATGATGCGCGACTCCCAGACCACCATGAACAGTGCGATCCGGATCTTCCTCGACAACCAAGCGATCAGCTCTGGTCCCATGGTCGAGGTGAACACGGACCTTCTCGCGGCTGGCGAGGACCCGCAGGACCTGCATCCCTGGCGCATCTTCCTTCGTGAGGGCGGGGATCCTGGGGCACCGATGGTTCGGTTCTACCAAGCCAACACGAACAACGCCGGGCTCGGGAACATCATCGAGCTGTTCCGCCGCTTCGCGGACGAGACCACGTCCCTGCCGTCCTACACCCATGGGCAGCAGACGGACTCGATGAACAAGACGGCGACCGGCGCCAGCATGCTCATGACCGCGGCGAATATCGCGCTCAAGTCCACGATCAAGAACGTGGATGACTACATGCTTGAGCCGATGATGAACGCGCTCTACTCGTGGAACATGGAGTGGAACGACAAGGACTACGTCAAAGGGGACTTCCGGGTTGTGGCTCGCGGTTCCACGGCGTTGATCCAGAAGGAGCTGCAGAGCCAGCGGCTGCTGCAGTTCATGCAGATCGCAGGTGGTGCGCCGATGGTCGCTCAGATCATCAACTGGCGCGAACTTATCGAGGACATGGCTCGGGCGATGGATATCGATCCTGATCGCGCAGTCATCTCGGAGGAGCAGATCAATGCGGCAATCGCTGCCGCCCAAGGCGGCGCAGGCGGTCCTATTCCTCAGGGCGCGATGCCCGGACCAATGGGAGGACCTCCTGGAGGCGCTCCGCCTCAGGCGTGAGTCCGTAAGGAATGAACTGGAGACCGCGGGGGATGGATACCAGCGGCTCCAGGGAAGGGCGCGGGAACTTGCGTTCTTCCTAGAGATTGAGGATGTCGCGGAGCGAGTCCTCAAAGGTGAGCGGGCATAACCCGCTTTTCGGATACGCACCACGGATGGTGCCCCGGTTGTAGGAGCCAGTGATGGCAAAAGTCGATCCTGAGCAGTTAGAGCGTGAAGCTGATGAATTGATTCGACAGATGATGGGTGAGGAAGCTGAACCCGAAGCGGAAGAACCGGAATCCGCGGCGGACACCGAAGCCGAAGACCCAGAGCCTGAAGAATCCGCCCCCTCAGATCAGGAGGAAACGGTCGAATCAGCGGAATCTGATCCAGAGCCCGAGGAAGAAAGCGGCGAACCCGAGGACTCTGACTCCCGTATTTGGGAGGAGCGCTACAAGAACGCACAGGCGCGGATGACTAAGGCGACGCAAGAAGCTGCGGAGCTGCGTAAGGAGGTCAAGTCCTACAAGGACCGACTTGATCGCCTGGAATCGCAGTTATCGGAGCGGAAGGCAACGCCAGCCACGGATGCCGACGACAAGGATCTAGAGCAGTTGATGTCTGACTACCCTGAGGTGGTTGGTCCTCTGGTCAAGAAGATCCAGATGTTGCAGGCAAAGGTGGGTGAGACCGTCTCTTCCTTTGAAGAGAGGGAGCAGCAAGCAGAGCTGCAGCGGCACTTTGAAGCTATCCGTTCGGAGCACCCTGACTTCGAGGAAGTCACTGCCACCGACGACTGGGAAGGGTGGTTAGACCGCCAGTCCCAAACGTGGAAGCGGATTGCAGGAGAAGGCACTGCCGACGAGGTCTGCGAACTGATCTCTCGCTTTAAGTCGGAGATGGGGCTCGTCAAGCCGCAGGTGAAGCGCGAGGCGAAGGTGGAACAGGCACGGAAGGTTTCCGAGCCGAAGCTGCCCAAGGCGCGCAAACCGGACCCGAACGCAGGCAAGAAGGTTTGGTCTATGACCGAGATCAATCGCATGCCCACGGAGCTTTTCCTGAAGCATGAGGCGGAGATCGACAAAGCCATCCTTGAGGGTCGCGTCCGGGATTAATCAACTTTTGTGCTCACATTGGAGGTGACACATGGCTGCATTTGCAACTGGTGGTGCTGCTAACTTCATCCCGGAGATTTTCTCCAAGAAGTTGCAGTCGAAGTTTTACAGCGCGTCCGTTCTTCCCATGATCTCGAACACCGACTACGAAGGTGAGATCTCCGGGCAGGGCGACAAGGTGATCATCCGCACCGTCCCGAACGTGACCGTTGCCGACTACACCGGCACGATCTCCTATCAGGACGTGACGACCTCGAACATCGAGCTTCTCATCGACAAGGCGAAGAGCTACGCGTTCAAGGTGGATGACATCCTCCGCGCTCAGAGCGACATCCAGTACTGGAACGAGGCATCCAAGGATGCATCCGAGTCCATGCGGATCGCTGTCGAGACCGACTTCCTCGCGAACGTCGTGACCGGCGCAACCAGCACCGTGGACGATGGTGCCGTTACGGCTTCCACGATCCTCGACGCAGTGCTTGAGGCTGCTCGCCGCATGGACGAGCTGAACATCCCTGACTCCGACCGCTTCATCGTTCTCCCCCCGTGGGCGATCGAGATGCTGAAGAAGTCTGACCTCAAGCTCGCCTACCTGACTGGCGACAGCACCAGCCCGATCCGCAATGGCGTGGTGGGGAACATCGACCGCTTCAAGGTCATGTCCTCCAACCTCCTGTCCATTGACAGCTCCGGCGGCGCTGACGATGGCAAGACCTTCTGCCTTGCAGGTCATCCCAAGTTCGCAACCTTCGCTTCTCAGTTCGTGAAGACGGAGACCGTGCGGCTTGAGAGCACCTTCGGCGACGGCGTTCGTGGTCTCAAGGTCTACGGCTACAAGGTCGTGACCCCCGACTGCGGCGTTCTGCTGAAGCTCAAGGCTGCCTAAGCAGGCTAGGGGTCCCCTTCGGGGGACCCCGTTTCTCTGGAGCGATTCATGTCCTACATGACGAAAGACGAGATTTTTGAGACCGCCATGGAAGAGTTTGGCGTCGCGCTCGATCTCACCAAGAAGCATGCAGCTCTCATGCACGAATTAGAAAATCTGCGCAGGAACGGGGGTTTAGCTCCCGAGCCTGAGCCGATGAAGGAGCGCGCCCCAAAGCGTGTTCGCAACATCAAGACTGGCAATGAGTTCGGCTGGAACCCCCTATTTCAGGGCAACCCCGATCTCGAAATCATCGAGTGGAGTGATTAGTAATGGCTACCGTAAAGGTCCTCGATATTCTGGATCGTGCCA